ATCCTCCAGACCTACGACCTGGCCAAGGCGCTGTCCGAGGCGCTGATGCCCGGCGGGAAGCTGGCGCCTGTCATCGACGCCATCGGCGTGGCCGTGACCAACCTGGTAGAGCCGCTGGCCGGGCTGTTCACCAAATGGGTGGAGTGGGGCAAGAACCTCCCGCCCGGCCAGATCGACGGCATCGTCAAGATCATCCAGCGATTCGGCCCGGCGTTCCTCGCCGCCGGGGCCGGGCTGGGCGCGTTCGTGGCCCCCTCGCTGCTCGGCCAGGTGCCGATCCTGGGCGGCGTCCTGCAGAACCTCATGGGTCCGCTGCATCTGGTGACCGGCGGGATCGCCAAGCTGGCCGGTGGCGCGCTCGCTGCCGTTCCCGGGCTCGGGTCGCTCGGCGGGGCGGCCGGGGTGCTGCCCGCTGCGCTCAACCCGGTTGGCGCCGTGATCGTCGGGATCGTCGCCGCGATCGGCACGCTGATGATCGCCAGCAGCGATTTCCGCGAGGGCGTCATCTCGATGGGGAAGGCGCTGTGGGAAGGGCTCAAGCCCGCCCTGTCGTCGGTCTGGGATCTGATCAAGGTCTTCGGCGTGTCCGTGTGGGAGATCGTCAAGGCCATCGGGGACGCGCTCGGGCCCGCGCTGAAGAACCTGTCGCCGCTGCTGGAGCAGATCGGGAAGCTGTTCGGGGTCAACCTGGCCGGTGGAGCCGATGGGGCCGGGGGGGCCATGACCTCCCTGGTGCCGGTCATCACGGGGCTGATCAAGGTGATGGGCTGGCAGCTGGACATCACCACCAAGCTGCTGGTCCCGCTGATCGAGATACCTCTCAAGATCCTGGTCTGGATCTCCTCCATGACTCAGGCCCTCAACCCGCTGAAGGCGCTCGGGCAGGCCATCGAGTGGCTGACCAAGATCATCACCAGCCTGGTGAAGTGGATCATGGGCGGCTCGCCGGGGCTGATCCCCGCGTTCCAGGCCCTCCTGGGCGTGGTGCAGTCCGTCACCGGAGTCATGGGCGGCGTGATCACCTCCACCTTCAACAGCATGGTGTCCACCGTGCAGTCGGCCACGCAGCAGATCAGCAGCACCGTCTCCTCGACCTGGGCGAGCATGGCCGATGGCGCCCGCTCGGCCGGTAGCTCCATGATCGAGGGCCTGAAGTCCGGGCTGTCGGCCGCCAAGTCGCTCGGCGGCTGGATGTCCTCCAACGTGACCGGCCCCGTGACCGGATTCCTGAAGTCCGGGCTCGGCATCTCCTCGCCGTCCACCATCACCATCCACATCGGAGACGAGCTTGTGGAAGGGCTCCGGGTGGGCCTGGCCAAGGCGAAGGAGATGGGCAGCTGGGTGATGGCCAACGTGGCCAGCCCGATCATCTCCAGCTTCAAGTCGGCGTTCGGGATCGGCTCCCCGTCCCGGGTCATGATCGGCATTGGCGAGGACATCACCGAGGGCCTGGAGGAGGGCATGGCCGGAATGAGCAAGAGCTTCGCGGTGCCGTCGCCGCTGGCGGGCGGCCTGAGCGGCCTCGGCGGGCTCGGAGCGGGCTCAGGAGCGACGATCAACGTCTACCCGAGCGCTCACCAGGACGAGCAGGAGATCGCAGCGCTGGTGAGCCGTGAGCTTGCCTGGGCGACCGCTGGGGGGCTCTCGTGACTTCCAAGATGCCGCTGAACCTGCCGTGGACCCGGGGCTACGACCGGGGGTTTGACTGGGGCTACGGGCCCGGCACGACCGAGCGCCCGCCGGCCGTGCGGCGCGAGCTTATCCCCGTGGTCTGGGATGGGCTGTGGCTGAACTCGGGCGACCTGGACAGCGGCCTGTGCGTGACCGTCGAGGACATCGACGGCTGGCTCGACTCCGCGCCGCTCGACGGCAACGACGTGGCCCGCGTGATCAGCGACGGCGCCTCGTGGGGGCCCAAGGTGATCCGGCAGCGGATCATCACCATCAGCGGGGCCGCGACCGGGCCGCGTCAGCTGCTCGGCCAGTTCCGCGACCAGCTGGCCGTGCGCGCCGCCGCCCGCGAGCCCGCGCTCCTGGCGATCGGGGACTGGGATCTGTCCCGGGTGCTGACCGCCGACGTGCGCGCCGGTTCCGAGATGTACCGGCACAAGCCCCTCGGCTCGACCGGGTTCCGCTGGCAGGTCACGCTCACCGCCGCCGACCCGGCCCGCTACGCCGGAACCTGGGGAACCGCCGTGCTCCGCAACGCGGGCGAGACCGGCACCGGGCGGCTGTACGCCCGCGACTACCAGTGGCGCTACCGATCCCCGTACCTGCCCAACACGGCGGTGCTGCGCAACGACGGGAACGCGCCCGCCCCGGTGTACGCGCTGTACGAGGGCGACCTGACCCGCTCGACGCTGACCGACCCGCACGGCGGCATCCTGCTGATGGACTCGATCGGCGCCGGAATGCAGATCATGGTCGCCACGGCGGCGCTCACCGCCGAGGCGCCCGGCGGGTACTCGCGCGCCCCCTACATCCTGCCGGGATCTCGGCCGATGCAAGTTCCGCCGCAATCGTCATCGCGCTGGTACCTGCGGTCGGCGGGACGCGGCAGCATCACGCTCGCGTGGCGGTCCACATGGGCGTAACGCCGCTGATGGAGCCGCGCCCGGTGGTGCCGCTGCCGGGCCAGTGGACATTCTGGGCGGACACGATGGTGGGCCGCCAGATCCTCGGCATGGTCGATGTCGCGTCGTTCTACTGCGTGCGGCGGCTGTCCGCGTTCGGGCACGGCAACGTCACCGTGAACCTGCCGTGCGGCCTGGAGGCTGACCGGGTGCTGGCGCTGTGGTCCTGGCGGCTGTGGGCGTTCTACGACGGGCAGCCCTACTGGTGCGGCGTGCCAACCGGGCTCGCTGACCAGGACGGCTCCGCGCACGTGCAGCTGACCCTGATCGAACTGCCCGGCTACCTGACCCGGCGGCAGTGGGAGCACCACCCCGACAAGAGCTTCACCCAGGAGGAGCAGACCGAGATCGCCCGCGACATCGCCGCGCCGGCCGAGGACGTGGGCGTGGTGATCGAGACCGACCCCGGGCCGGGCAAGCTCCGCGACCGCCGGTACGAATTTCTTGAGGGCGGGTCGCGCGGGCAGCTGCTCAGCAACCTGACCGGCGTCATCGACGGCCCCGAGTTCCGCACCGACTACCGGATGCGGGCGGGCCGCCCGGAGTGCGTGCTGCGGATCGCCTACCCGCGCGTCGGCGGCGCCGGGGCCGGGCTCGGCCTGTCGATCCCCGGGGCGATCCTCGGCTACCGCGCCCAGTTCGACTCCGACCAGCTGCGCACCGTCACCTACGCGGTCGGGGACCAGCCGCATGACGCGGGCACCGAGGAGGAGCCCCGGCCCCCGCGCCCGTGCGTGATCACCCGCGTGAGCGGCCTGGACCTGCCGCAGCTGGACATGGTGGACGACTGGCCCGGCACGGTGCTCCCGGAGACCTTGCGCGAGCGGGCCGAGACGGCAGCTGCCACCGGCTGGATGCCCGGCCAGCTGGTCACCGGCAGCCCGCACGAGGCGTACCCGCCGATCACCACCTACGGGCCGGGCGACACCGTGACCGTGCGGGCCATCACCCCGCTGGCGCCCGGCGGCGCCGACTTTGACGCCCGGCTGATGCAGGTCGAAGTCAACGCGGCCACCGGGCAGGCCACCTGGACTCTCTCGACGGTCCAGCCGCCGCAGAAGCTCCGCGAGTCGGTAGCCGGGGCGGTGACCCGGCTCGACACCTCTGTAGCCGCCGCGTTCCACAGCGGCGGGATCACGCCCACCGAAGGGGGCACGCGATGACCCAGCCGACCGGGAAAATGTCCTGGGGGCAGGCAGGCAGCTACGACGCCTTTGACGACCGGGTGGTGATCGCTGCCGTCACCAAGGGCCGAACCGGGCTGGCGTTTCCCGCGATCGTGGAGGCCGGAACCGGGCTCAACGTGATCGTCCGCGCGCCGTGGGCGGGCGTAGCCGATTGCCTCGACCTGACCAGCGGCGTCGTCGGCTCCGCGCTCGATCAGACGGTTCTCGCTAGCCCAGGCCCCGCGAGCGGCACCCGCACCGACGTGCTGTGGTGCGACGTGTACCCCGACGAGGGAACCTGGGCGCTGCGGATCATTCCGCAGCCGCAGACCGCCGGGCTGCCCGGAATGCCGATCGCCACGCTCGCTGTCCCGGCGGGCGCCAACCTCGCCAGCCAGATGACGATTACCCCCGATGACTCGCTGCTCGAACGGCGGATGTACTCGATCATCGTGGCGAACATGCCGCTCCCGTCCTCTGGCCTGTTCTTCTGGGCCGAGTCCTGGGCTCTGGCCGAGAGCGGGCAGGGCGCTTTCAGCAGCGCCCCGGTCTGGATGGTCCCGGGCCAGTATTACCGGGTGCGGTACACCATCGCGTCCGTCACCCCAGCCGTCGCGAACACTGGCAGCCTGAGCCACCGCATCGGCATCGGGTCGCGTGTCGCTGGCCAGCCCGCGAGCGCTTCGGTGCCCCGCCGCGTCGCGGGTGTCCGCTGCGTCGCCGCTGGCCACCCCCAGGGCTGCGAGGTCGAATGGGTGTTCCGGTGGCCCCGCACCGACCCGCTGACGCAGTGGGTGTTCGACGCCCGGTACTGGTCGGGGGGCGCCCAGGCGAACTACTACCTGGCCACGAACGACTCGATCGGTGATCACGCGGTGCTGACCGTCGAGGACGTGGGCTCATGACCACACCGGGCGGGCTGCTGCGCTGGGGGCAGCAGGGCCGCTACACCGCGTGGGATGACCGGTCAGTGATCACCGCGCTGGCCGGGCGGCAGACCGGCATCGTCACGCCCGTGCAGCTGAGCCCGGTAGGCGGGCTCCTCGTCGTCATCGCCCCCGGGTGGCTGGCCCTGGCCGACTGCGGAGACGCCACGGTCGCGGTGCTCACCTCGCCGGTCACGCTCCAGGTGAACGTGGCAGCAGGCGGCGCTCAGGCCCGCGAGGACGAGATCTGGGCCGAGATCACCGACCCCGAGGCTGCGCAGTACCGGCTGACCGTGGGACCGGCCGGCCCCCGGCCCGGAGTCATGCTCGCCACCGTGCGGGTGCCGCCCGGGGCGGCGAGCAGCGAGGACATGGAACTGATCCCGCGCGCTCAGGATGTCGGCACCGGAACCGGTCCCCCCGGCCCGCAGGGTCCCGCAGGACCGCAGGGGCCCCCCGGTCAGGAGGGCGCGGGCGGGCCGATCGGCCCGCAAGGCCCGGCAGGCGGGCAAGGCCCGCCCGGTGGCCCCGGCGCGGACGGCCCGCCAGGCCCGCAGGGCGAGGCAGGCGCAGCGACTCTGATCGTCGGCAGTTTCGGGCAGCAGCGCACCCCCGCCGACCTGCCGCCGGACGGGTTCATCGAGGCGAACTGGGACGGGCTCGGCCGCCCCGCCAACGACACGCAGGTCCAGGTCGGCTGGTCGCTGGTCTACGACGTGGACGGCGCCCTGTGGACGTTCACCGGGCCAGGCATCGGCGGTCCCTGGCTGAGCCCCGCCGTGGTCCGCGGCCCGCCCGGCGCGGATGGCGCGCAAGGCCCGCAAGGCCCGCAAGGCCCGCAAGGCGATCAGGGCCCGCCTGGCGAGGGCGGCGGGGGCGGAGCGCCCGGCCCGTGGGAGGTGATTCCGCTGACGGGCGGGTGGGCTCCCGCCGGAACTAATCCCGCCCCGCAGATCCGGCTGCTGCCTGACGGAAGCAACTGCCAGTTCACCGGGCTCGCGCAGGGCCCCTCGTTCGGCGCACCGGGGGCTGGCCCCGCTAACACCATCATTGCCCCGGTCGGCGCGATCCCCGTCTACCTGCGGCCCTCCATAAACCAGTTCATTCCCGGCTCGATCACGGAGACGGACTGCACCGTCAACGTCCGGCCCGATGGCAGCATCTACGCCTACAGCGGCGGCCTCGCTGCGAAAAGCCAGGTCCGCGCGAGCGGGGTCTACCCCCGGGATGCGGTCCTCGGATGGGCCGGGGACGAGCCGGGGTTCCTCCCGTCGTGAGGTTCGACTGGCGCGGGCCCGTCGCCCTGGTCCTCGCGCTCGGTGTCGTCGCCGTGCTGATCATCGGGGCGGTGGCCGGGGCGCTCAACCACGACCGGTACCTGACCACGGAGGAGATCTCCACCATCTCGACAGTGCTCGGCGCCGCGATCGGCGGGGTCGCGGTGTATCTCGGCGGCAGGCCGCCCCCGCCGCCGCCCGGTAGTGTCGGCCCCACGGGGGACGAGTCCACGGAGGACCGATGACCGAGACCGACACCGAACCCGATCCGCAGCACCACGTCACAGCTGACGAGACCGCCGATCCGCTCGACACCGACCCGGCGGCAGCCACGGGCGACGCCGACCAGGCCGAGCGGGGCGAACTGCCCGCCGAGATCCCCGGCGCCGGGCAGGAGTAGCGATGGTCAACATCATCAACCGGGCCGGGTGGGGCGCCCGGTACAAGATCCCCACCAACCGGTACGTGGCCAATTCGAGCCGCCGCTACTACGTCGCCCACTATCCCGGCGGGAACATCGGGAACGACGGCGCGGCGAACTGCCGCAACATCGAGCAGCAGCACAAGAATCAGGGCTGGGACGCCTGCCCCGGGTACAACTTCCTGGTCAGCCGCTCGGGCCTGATCTACGAGGGGTGCGGGCTCACCGTCCGCGGCATCCACTCGCCACCGAGGAACACCGATGGGTGGGGCGTTCAGTTCATGGTGAACGTCAACGAGGAGATGCCGCCCGCGATGAAGAACGCGGGCCGCGCGCTCTACGACTGGC